GCTAACAAGGTGCTTGAAACTTATTCGCAAGAACAAGCTGTCAAGTTCAGGTCTGAAATGGTGGCAATGCTCTCGTAGTATTGCTGCCAACGGTCGGCAGCTATGCGCAGCCTTGTGTTGCGCCTGCGGCAAGGTTGCGACATAGGTGCTGTTATAGCCAGTACGGATTTTAAACGAGAATTTAATTATGGAAAAGAAAATATTGGATGCGACTTGTGGAAGTAAAATGATGTGGTTTGATAAACAAAACCCGCATACACTTTATGCTGACAAGCGAACCGAAAAACATATACTGTGCGATGGCAGAACCTTAGAAATATCACCTGACCTTGAAATGGACTTTACTGATATGCCATTTGATAATGAAACTTTCAGCTTAGTAGTATTTGACCCGCCACATTTGGTCAAACTTGGTCAAAATTCTTGGATGGCCAAGAAGTATGGAAAGCTATTACCTGGATGGGAAGATGATATAAAGGCGGGTTTTGATGAATGTATGCGGGTGTTAAAGACTGACGGGGTTTTGATTTTCAAATGGAACGAAAACCAAGTGAAAATAAACCACATCATTGATATAATTGGGGTTCAACCATTATTTGGTCACCCTTCAGGAAAACACGGTCAAACTATTTGGATGACGTTTATGAAAACGTGTCCGTAGTATTGGCTATAACGGGTTCATTGACAAACCACAACCAAATCCATTAATTTTAAACAACTTAAACCATGAACATCGGAAAGTACTGCGAAATGTTTGACAGCGATATGCGATTGAAAAACTACAGTGAACAAACCAGAAAAAACTATGTATCCCAAATCAGGGTTTTTCTAAAACACTTTGAAGGTAAAGCATCAAAACCTTCGGAGATTTCGGAAAATGACATTAAGACCTGGTTACTTACTGCTAAATGCATAAACAGCATGAGCCATATGCACAGCGCCATAAAGCTATTTTATAAGCTAACGGGCAAGCAGCCCTTAAAACTTAGGAATATTGAGTACCCCAGAAAAGAAAAGAAATTGCCGCAGGTACTCAGCGTAGAAGAAGTACAGGCCATGTTTAATGTATGCACCAATTTAAAACATAAGGCAATCCTTAGCCTTTTATATTCTACGGGCATGCGCCTGGGCGATTTACTCTCGCTAAAGTGGGAATCCATAGATCGTTCCAGGATGGTTATTCTTATCAAAAACGGGAAAGGGTTTAAGGACAGAATAGTTCCACTCGCTCCGCCCCTTTTATCTCTTTTAGAAAAATACTGGAAGATGTACAAAAGCAAGGATTATGTAATTGAAGGAGAAAAGGGCGGTATGTACAGCGGAACTTCGGTTAATAATGTACTAAAGCAACTTGCCTTCAAAGCAGGGATAAAGAAAAAAGTATGGGCACACCAGATGCGCCACAATGCATTTACCCACATGGCCGAGCGTGGTATTGATATTAACAGGATTCAAAAGATTGCAGGGCACCGCAGCCCCAAAACCACGCAGATATATACCCACCTTTCTGCCGCCAGCATAAGCACCATTGATTCACCGTTAAACCATATTTCATTATGACGAGCAAGAAATTAAAACCCGAACAAGAAAAGACAAGGGAATACTACAAAGAGAAGTTTGATGAAATTGAAGCCCGCACTTCAAAATTTATTCAAAAAGATGTTGAACTAAAGCTATTGGAATTAGGTTTTCGCCCGAACTCAAAAGCAATAAACGGACTACGCCCTGATTTTACCAGAGGTAATGATGTCTTATTTTTATTTAAGAAAAACCATTACATAGGTAGGACAGCGAAGATTCGGATGAATTTCAAAAACTATAATGGAAAAGTTTTTGGGGTTCTTTTAAACATTACCCCTGCTGTTTTTTTTGTGGAACGTGATTTTTCCATAATATCGCATTATTCCCCATTGCCAGACGGTTTTTATAGACCATTGCCAAAGGCCGAATTTATCATGTTTGACCCAATAAACATGAAGCGCGGAATATGGGATCCAGGGTTTAAATATGTAGATTATTGTATGGATTAAACCAACCAAATCAAACACCCAAAAGGCACGGCTAAGTTCCGTGCTTTTTTATTTATGGCCAGCACCAAAACCCGCCACCGCTAAAGATGTTTTACATAACCCGTATCCTGGGCAGAGAATCCGTTAAGCTGTCCGAACAATGCGCTTGTGCAAATTCACCCCGCACCCCTCATTTTAAAACCGCATCAGCCTGTAAAGCCGTAAGGCCATACCGTTGGCGGCCCGTGGTTTTTCTGCCATGTAGATTTAATTGCTGCAAAGCTCGGCCGCTCGCTGAACGGAAAGGATTTTCTTGGCATATACTCGCTGCGCTCCGTTATTCCAATTCCTCCTTGCCGTTTGCTCACTTATGCCGGCTCCCCATGGGGCATAATTAAATCACATAGCAATGAAAAACACGAGCACACAAAACAACGAATGGATCCGTAAAACATTTTTCATCCTGCGCAGGTTTGCCGCAGAAAATGAAAGGGCCGAGAATTTACCCAAAGAGCTAAAACGCCTCATTTGGACCAGCATTAAACTAAACGGGCAAAACAACATGCCCTACGTTTACGGAATTCTGGTAGAAACCATAGGGATAAGTTCACAGGGGGCCGCCGTTTTTTCAGAACTGTGGCAGGGCAGCCTGAGAAATAAAATACTGAAAACAAATGCAAGCCTGCCTATAACGGAGGGGTCCGACGACACCGGTGAATAACCGGAGCAGGTTTGCACAGGGCATACTTAGGTATGCCCTTTTTTTATTTAAGGGCTTCTGAGCGCTTCTATTGGGTATTACCGGTACAAATACAAACCAAAACCCAATATAGGACAAACCGCCTGTAAAATAGTTTAACCCCGAACCCCCTATTTTTTATTTGCTGAACGTTTTCAAAATTTTTTGTAATTCTGTAAGGATTACTAAGCGGCTTGTATTTTTCGCTGAAAATCACTATATTATAGTATTACAATTTTTACTAAAATAATTGTAAACCTTACAAAAAAAGTTGTAATAAAATATAGCCAGTATGGCTCCTTACAACTTTTTTATTACAGGTTTACAACTTTAAAATAATACAATGAGTTGATTTACATATACCTTACAACTTTACAAAAAATTACAAACTGCATCAAAACGCACAGTACATAAAACGAAAATGCACAAGTGCCTAAAATCAGTAGTTTACCTTATGCAAAAACATAAAACGGTATTCTTATATTTGCTCAAACAATTATTTATGGCATCAGGAATTTTGGTACGCATCCCTTTAAAACCCTTTCTTGTATCGTATTTAGAAACCCGTTACGGCCCATCGCCCATTTCATTTTCAGGAAAGGGAAAAGATAATGACCGAATAATGGCCAAACTGGAAAAGCTGCTGAGGCAATTGCCGGATAGGCCTGTTTTTGCTGATGAGAATAAACCTGGCATTACGGTAAATATTACCGCGCTGGATAATTTTGATCCGCGCAAGTACAATTATTTATCGCCAACGGCTTGTAAAATTGTAGAAAAGTATATTTATGAGCATGTCTTCCTGATGAATTTTTACGACTGGATGGACCAGATCTATGAAAAGAAGGATGAAATACAACTGCTCATTCAGGAATTTTGCGAAATGCATAACCTGAAAGAAAACGACATTTCGTTCGAAACCCTTAAAAAACGTTTCTACCGGTATCGTGCAAGCCGATTGGCAGAAATTCGCAAAAAAAGTTGTGCCGAAAAAAGCTAATTTTTACCTCATGTTACTATAACACGATTTCCTTTACCGTGCGTGGCTTTACTGTCCTTTTTTGTACCTGATATAACAGCGTATTAATATTGCATTGTGATCACTTCATTTAACCGAGATTCTTGTGCCAATTTACCCGGAGTGGTATGTTTTCATTTTGCGCCTGCCACACAGGTTTGCGAATGGCCCGAAAGAGACGGCGTATACATAAATGAAGAACCCGATTTTACTGCTCCGTATGAGTGGCTTTCGGGTTTTGCGGTGATGGACAGTGCCGACTTTAACGAGGAACCCGAAGAAACAGGCGCGGGAACCCGCTACAATACTTCTTTTACGGGTTTGTTTCCTAAAAATTCTCCGGGCGTATTGCAGCTTTTTTCGCAAATGGAAAAAGCCACGCACGTAATTCGAATTACCGATAAACACGGACAGATAAGACTTTGCGGAAGCCCCGAAAATCCGCTTCGTTTTCGTTTTACCCAAAACCTGGGCACGGGAGCCGACAGCCTGAATAGTTACCGGTTTGAATTTTACGGCAGCTCTTACGAGCCCAGCCCGTATATCATAAACGGAGCAGTACCGCCAATTATGCCCCCGTTTCCGCCATGCCCGCCAAACCCCGGTGGCGGCGGAGAAAATTTTGAGCGTAGACATGAGTTTACCGGAACATATTCATACATGGCCTATGCCCCTCAAGGAAGCAGTGAAAGCGCCACGGTTTGGGTGCATACGCGCATTAATGTTGCGCCCGATGGAACTACTACAAAAGGTACGGCAACGGGAGCATGGACAAATAGAGCATCATTAACTTATATATAAGATATGGAAGTACAGTATTCATTTATAACCAATTCAAACGGGAATGATAAATACTCCGTTGTAATGAGTGCATGGTATATAGACCAGGAAACAGGCAACCGTGTGGAGCTGGGTTCATCCGTTAAATCAGAATTAACTTTAAAGGATGCATTTATAGCCCAAAGCGAGTTCATGGATAAAGATTACCGGGTAGAAGATAAGTCGGAATTAAAAACGGAGGAATAACCGATGGCAAATTACAGAGCTGTTGCCAACGGCAACTGGGATAACCTTGCAACATGGCAGGATAACGGGGGCGGTTCATTTGCTGCTTCGACTGTTTTACCGGGTATTAATGACGATGTTTATGCTAATAATTTTAATGTAAACATTGACATAAACACAACCGTACTGAGTATCCGCAATACGTCAGCAACAGGAATAACTGCGGGTGGCAGGTTTTTCCCTCAAAATGGAGTTACTGTTAATGTAACCGGCACCGGATTGGTTAATAACAGCGTAACTACCATTTTAATTGAATTTAACTTACCGTCTCCAAACCAGGCAACAATTATCACATCACAATTGGGTGGTACGGGTGGTAATCCCGGTACCACAAATGCAGTTGTATCATTGACTAATACAGGGACTATTAATGTTATTGGTTCTTGGACGCTAAACAATAATGTAATATCAATTACCGGAAACGGTACGTTTAATTTGACTGGTAATGGTGGTCACGCTTCCGTTATATCTTCTCAAAATGGAATTGTTATTACCGCTGCAAATGCGATATTGAATTGGACAGGTAATCTTACTTTTCACGGAGCATCAACCGTATTCGCATATATTTCAGGATCAGGCGCGCCAACAACAAGCACTGTTAACATGATTGGTAATATTATTGGCGGAACTTCAGTAGCTTCACCTGGTATATGGACTAACGGTATATTTAACTTAACCGGAACTGCAGAGCCTCACCCGACTTCTACATCGTCACCCGCAGTACTCGGAGGTAGTGGTTCACAAATTACAATTAATGGAATAACCCAATCTAATAACAACAGGGCGTTAGCAGTAAGCAGTACTGGTTTGGTAACAATTTTAGGTCAAATAAATTGCTTAAATGAAGGCTGGCCAATTTCTGCTGCTCGTTTAAGATTAGTTAATGCTAATACAACTCAGATAACGTTTCAAACGGATTCCGTTGGCATTAATAAAACATTATATGAACCGGGTACAGTTTTAGGTAATCCTGCAATTACAGACGTAAGGGCTGGGGTAATTTATGGATCTGGCGCTCTTACCGGTACCTTAATCGTTCCCGATCCTTCGGATGTGCGTAAATCGGTTCCTACCGATGATACGGTAGGCTCGGCAGAATTGACTGCACAGGATTTATTTGATGCAATAGCAGCATCAAGCGACCCCGTAGCCATACGCCTGCGAAACTGTGCTACCGTAGCCACAACAGGAGACCAGATAGCGGCAGTTGTGGCTTAATTTCTGTCCTTTCCATTTTAAGTGCACCGGTACAATTTCGTACCGATGAATTTTCAAAGCGAAATAGCGAGAGGTATATGGGCAATCAGTCCTGATTATGCACGCGGATATATTCCGCAGCTTATTCAGTTGGTTAAAAACCCAAACCCGGAATCAAACCGGAACAAAGGCGGAACCAATTCCTATGAGGAATATGCCCAAATGAAGGCCGAACTGGTAAACGCTGATGCCTTTGTGATTGGGGATCCTGCTTTACAATGGTTTCCGATTACTCCCGAAGATGCTCCCAAAAACAGCGTGGCCATTCTTCATTTACGCCAGCCCATCACCAAATACGATATTCCATGCGGAGATTCGGGTATGCTTGTAAAAGCAGACCTTTTGATGCGTGCGGCCCAGAACGATAACATTAAAGCCATTGTACTGGTACAGGATAGCGGCGGAGGCGAAGGCCGTGCCGCCCGTTACATGGCCGAAAAAGTAAAAGAGGCTTCGGCACTTAAGCCCGTTGTGGCATTTGTTGAGGATCTGAGCGCATCAGCATCCTATTATATAGGGAGTGCGGCAACCCAAATCATTGCCAACAGCAAAGAAGCCATCATAGGCAGCATTGGTACATACATGACCATTGCAGACTATACTGAATATTTTGCCAAGGAAGGGATAAAACTCCATGAGATTTATGCCGATGAGAGCACAGACAAAAATGCCGACTGGCGAAAACTCATAGCCGATGGCGATGAATCGGGAATCAAAACACTGGTAAACCGTTTTAACGACACATTCCTGGCGGACGTGGCAGCATTCAGGGGTGAAAGGCTGAGTGCTCCACGCTCCGACTGGGGCACGGGTAAAATATTTTTTGCCGATGCCGCAAAAGACATGGGCCTGATAGATGATATCGGCACCCTGGAACAGGTAATTGAATCATTAATCAATCTATAAACCAATAAAAACCGACGATATGTTAGTATCATCCGCCACACACAATGCCGTTAAGCAGGAGCTTACCAATGCATTGGGCAAAGTAACCGAACTGGAAGCGCAGGTAGCCACACTTACCGAGCAACTTTCAGCCGTTGCGCCCGCCGAAACCGAAACGCTCACTTCCCGTATTACCGAACTGGAAACCCAGCTTCAGGATGCAGCCGAAACCGTTTCCGCTTTAGAAGCATCGAATGTTAGAATTGAAGAACTCCAAGCCCAGCTTACCGAAATTCAAACAGAAACGGCCGAACTGCGCAGCCAAAACGCTGCCCTTTTGGCCGCCAACCCGGCACCTACAGCTCCCGTAAAGGAAGAAGAAGCCGAAACCAAACCGGTTCTTAATGCCTACCAAAGAGCAAAAGAACTAAACCAAAAACTTGGTAAATAAATTTTTGTAAAACCTGTAAAATCGAATAGCTATGATCATTAATGATGCAATTCTGAACGAAGCAGCTACCCAGTTTAAAGAGGAGTTGCTTCTTTTACCTGCCGTAACGGTAGAAAATGAAGCTGCTGATGCAGTTCTTGTGGAAACCGGAGTGGCCAGCAAACTGGTACTCGGTTCCTTGTTCACCGATCCTGACTTTGCTCCCAAAAAAGCAAATGCCGTGTTTAAAGACAACGGCGTTAGCGTAGGCGCACGTACGCTTACCACCAATATCGGGCAGGCTATCCTGCGCGAAGACCGCACATCGGTGCAGCGTTTGGCTGACCGTATTGCCCGTGGCTACAACAGCAGCAACACGGCCAATGATTACCCGCTTGAAATGCAGGTAGTATCTTCAATGGCTATTGAAGTAGGCCGTAAAATTTATCAGGAAGCCCTTTTTAAAGGGGTTTATGATGCCAACGGAACCACTACTGATACGGTAATGAATGGTTTTGATACCATTGTGGCTGCGGATATTTCAGCTAATAAAATTACCAACGGCTTAGGAAACTTGTATGCCGCAGGTGCAATCACCGCTGCAAACGTGGGTGATGTATTGAAAGATTTCTATAACTCGCGCTCTGCGGAGTTAAGAACTGCCGACGCCGTATTATGTATGCCTCATTCTGTATGGATGTTGTACAACGAGTGGGTATTAGATACACTTGGACCAGTAATGTATAACACAGAATACCGAAAAGGAACGCTTCACTGCGCGCCAAACGTAACCCTGAAAGCGCTTACCGGTATGGAAGGTTCACCTTACCTGTACCTGAGCCGCAAAAACAACCTGGTTTTTGGCGTGGATGAAACATCTGCAAACGCTTCGGTTGAAGTTCGCCGCGATAACGACCCCAACAAATGGCAGTTTGTTTACACGCTTGCCGTTGGTGCCGAAATCGAATCCATCCACAACCGTTTGTTCTCCGTGGCTTCATTCACCGTAGGATCTTAATCCGAATAAAAAAGAAAGGAAAATTCAAGATGAAACGTTTAGTAACTTCATATTTTTTCAGCCTCATCATTGCCGTACTATCGGCAATTATGTTTGGCGTGGCTTTTGGCATTGAATCACCTGCCGTTTTGGTGGGCATTATGGCCCTTAGCTTTGTGCTCAGCATGATTCCTGCCCGCAATAAGCAGGTATTGAATGCCTGTTTTTTACAGGCCAATACCCAGCGGCCCGCATCCTGTGGAGGTAACCCGGCCGGTATGCAGCTTATCGGGTATCTGGCATTTGCCAAAGATGTGGCAGACCACCCGCGAATAATTGCCAGCCCCGGTAATGCCAGCGAAGCAGCCACGGCCGTAGGTACATTTACGATGGAATCGGGCAAATTCTTTATACCCGTATACAACGTGCAGGACCGCCCAGGATTAACCGATGAACTGGTAGGGCCAATAGGCGGAAAACAGTGGAAGAGTACAGCCGTAGGTTTTATTGCCGATATTGATGCCGAACGGATACAGTTTGCCCAGAACGTGGCTAACGAGCCGTTAATCTACATTGGTGTGGATAAGAAGGGCAAAAGCCGTATGGTAGGCACCAAAGAACTGCCCGCCATGATGGAAGTGGGTAACCTTACCACCGGTATAGGCCCTGATGATCTTCGCGGGTTAGAGTTCAACTTTACCCAGCATTCGGCCACACCGGCTCCATACCTTGCGGATGGCATTACGGTACCCGTAGGCACGGCCACAACTGCCGACATAAGCTCTTAATAACACAGGAACATGAACAGCAAGCTCTTTAAAACAAAGGCCGGTGCGCCCCAGAAAGCAGTGATAACCGGAATGGGAATGGTTGACCTGTCCAACGCCCCCGAAGAAGTACTCGTTAAGCTGTACCAAAACGGATGCCCATACCTGGAACTGACCGAGGCAGGCCAAAAGCATCCGCTGCTTATGCCTACGGCTGCACCAAAAATGGCCAGCTTTAATCCGGAGCCTGCCGTTAAACCTGTGGCAAAACAAGCTGAAGAAAAAAAAATGCCGCTTAAAAAAGCGACCAAAATAGCTACAAAAAAGCCATAATTGTTGATTAATTAGGACAAAAGCCCAGGCAAATGCTTGGGCTTTTTTCTAACCAAAAATACCGTGCAATGAAAAAAATATTCAACCTTGCATCCTTCCCGCCCCGATACAATTCGCTTCAGGAAACGATTGCTTCCATTCTTCCGCAGGCGGATGAAATTCATGTTTACCTTAACCTGTATAATGAAGTTCCCGAATTTCTTAACCATCCAAAAATTACCGCTTACCTGGGCAAAGACCAGTATGGCGACATAGGGGATGTGGGCAAATTTATGAACTGCGCCCAGTGGACTGAACCCGCCTATATTTTTACATGCGACGATGATATTATTTTTCCTGCCGATTATGCCGATAAGTGCATAGCCGCAATTGAAAAGTATGGCCGTAAGGCGGTAATAAGCTCGCACGGGCGTACCTACCGAAAACCCTTCGAAATTCAGGACTATTACCGTGATCTGTTAGAATTCCACGGTTTTACCCAACACAATCCATCGGATGCCTTTATGCACATGCTGGGCACGGGCGTGATGGCATTCCACACCGACACCATAAAGTTTGATCTTACCATTTTTCCGAACATAAACGACACCGATTGTCTGTTTTCTGCCCATTGCGTAAAGATGGGCATACCCCGTGTGGTAATTGCTCATCCCGCCTCTTGGCTTAAGGCCAGTAACCGCAGCAGCGATTCATCCATAAGCGGATATTTCATCAGAAACCATCAGCAGAAAACTGCTCATGCCAACACAATTCCCTGGGAAGTGCATGTTTGTGCGCCTGTCCTTTAGCACGGCTTCCTATTTTTACAAATTTGGATTCAAATCAAAAAAACATGAATCCGATAGACAAATTTCTTTCCGACCCCAAGCGCAATTATGATGAAGGGGTAGCCTTGTTAAAGGCCCGTTTTTCAAACAAGAACATCATTAGAATGTTGGAAGAGAAGCGCCGCCCGGCTGAACACCGTTGGATGGTACTTGAATACCAACTCGGCAAATTTTCTGAAACAAAATCAGCCCCCGTGCCATTGGCAGAGCGTGATGCTCCGATGATGAAAGCATTTGACCCCACCAAAAAAGCTACAGCCCAAAAAGAAACTGCACCGGCATCCGAAACCGATACCAAAGGTATACGCCCCAAGTATGTAAACAATGAGTTTGTGGATGTGGCTTCGTTGCCCGAAAAGTATCAGGCCAAATATAAACGCATTACGGAGATCTACCAGGAATCGGAACAAGCCCACGAAGCCATGAAGAAGGCCAAAACGGATGAAGAACGGCAAAAGTTGGCCCAATCATTGGTTGAATTGGAAGACAAACAGCTTGATTTATGGAAGGAACTGGATGAATATTCAATCAGCCAGGGAAATGCAAAAACAGAAAAAGCACCATCACAGGCTCCCAAGTTTGATATTGTGGTTGCCGTAAAGCGTTTGAAAGTGTTGAAAGATAATATTTCAAAGTATAAAAAAGCCTTGAAAGAGATGGAAGCAGGTACTTCTGCATACAAAAGAAAGCAGAAGTCGATTGACAAATTCAATGAGGAATTTAAAGAACTGAATGCAGCCATTGAAGCCCATAAATAGCCAACTGCCGTTTGATGAACAGCAGTTAACGGAATTTTGGAAAAGCATCAATACTTTTTCTTTTACCCGTGGTAAAATACCGCTGCATCATTTACTGATGCATGCCGCTTACCATTTTAGGGAAGAAAAAGATGTTGAAATCAATATCATGAGTTTCAGTATAGGCGAAGATGCGCTCAGGGCAGTGCTCTTTATTAAAGAGCATCTTCCCGCTGTTCAAATACGGGTGATACTGGACAGCTCCTGCCGTTCAAACAAAATGAATTACCTCATTCCCTTTCAGGAGCAGTGTGATGTGCGCTTCAACCATATCCACGTAAAAGCATTTCAGGTAACAAGCCCCATTGCACCCGGAATGTTGCTTATAAGTTCGGCAAACCTCCAATCTAAAGACCGTTGGGAAATACACAACAAATACCTTGATTACGGAGATAACATGGTATTTACCCAAGAATTTAACCGAATTTGGAATGAATCTGCACCCTGACGATATTACCCGTATTGAGGAATTGGCATCTAAGGGAATGAACCCCACGGATATTGCGCTCATCATGCAGCTTGATGAAACCGAATTCAAGCAGCATGCCGAGGATACCACCAGTAACATTAGCATAGCCTACCGCCGAGGCCGTGCATTAACCCTTTTGGAGATAAATACCAAAGAAGTGGAGTATGCCAAAAAAGGTAGCCCACAGGCCAGCAAATTGTATTACGATAAAATACTGCCCAGACAATGAGTAATCGCACAGTAGATGATAAAATGGACCGCATTTTACACCACATGTTTTCCGATCCCACAAAAGCAGGTTTCCCGCTAACGGAAACCGAAAGGCTTATAAAGGAACGCGTAGAGCGTATTTTTACCATGTGGATTGATAACACCACCTGGAGCGATACCCAGATTAAGAACTGGGTAATGAAAACATTTGATCGTACCGACCGTGAAGCCCGTGGCGATGTACACATGACAAAGTTTTTGCTGGGCAGCGTTAAGAACGCAAGCCGCGCTTTTCACCAGTACCGCTTGAACGAAATGGTTCTTAAGGTATACCGCAAAGCGGAAGAAAACAACGACCTGGCAAACATGAATGCCGCTGCCCGTACTTATGCCCAGTTTAACCGCTTGGATAAGGAAGAAGCCGAAGAAACAGCCTTTGATAAAATCATCCCGCCCGATTGGGATTTTACCACCGATGTTTCCGTGTTGGGCCTTAAGCCAATTCCGAACGTAGAGGAAGTTAAACAAAGAATCCGCGCCAAATATTACGGCAAAACCCCAGAGCAGATCAGTTATGAAGACATCCAAGATACAGAATCCTAATAATACCCGCCAACCCTTTTACGTGAACCCAGCCCAGATGGAAGTGGTTTCCGTTAATGCCAAGGATACCGTTATCATCGGTGCCAGGGGTTTGGGCAAATCCGAGGGTATTGATGCCGTTCTGCTTTTGCGTAACGTACTGGCCATGCCCAGATCGCACGGCGGATTAGCTTCGCCCTCATACGCAAAGTTGCTTCAAAACACATTGCCTGCCGTTAAAACCGGACTGGCAAAGCTCGGATACAAACAAAACCTTCACTACTTTATAGGCAAACGCCCCCCTAAAAGTTTAAAATGGCCCGAACCCTATGTGCTTCCCGATGACTTTAAACACTCCATGTATTGGTTTAACGGCACAATCATTTCCTTTCTCAGCTTTGAACGAGAAATGTCGGCCAACTCCAAATCATTTGACTGGATCATGGGTTTCGAAGCAAAGTTCCTTCCGTCAAAACAACTGCAGGAAGAATTGATTCCCGCCATCCGTGGCAAACGCGAAATATTCGGGCACTGTCCATGGCACCACGGAGTAACCTTTACCACCGATATGCCAACCCTCAAATCAGGTTTCTGGCTGTTCGATAAACAAAAAGACTGCGATGAGGAGCTGATATCCTACATTCTGCACCTCGTGGCTGATAAACAGCAGCACCATCATGATTACATGAACGGAAAGCTTAAAGACCGCTATTACAGTAAGTATATGGCTGCCCTGGAAACAGAACTGGCTGAACTCAGGAGACAGGCTACTCTGTACCGCGAATACGATTCACTTGAAAATATTGAAGTGCTAGGTGCTTCATTCATCCGCAATCAAGCAAGGGATCTGCCCAAAACCAGATTCCTTACCAGTATCCTGAACAAAAAACCCCGAAAAATAGAGGAAGGATTTTACAGCGCACTCAATGAGGCTCTTCATTACTACATATCCGAAAACAGCAAGTACCTGGAAGGATTCGGATACGACGATCACTTAACGCCCACCTGCCTAAAAGACGGAGACCTAAAGCAGGATATTCCGCTGTGTATAGCTCTGGACTACAATACCAACATCAATAACATTTCGGTAGGCCAGAAGCAGGGGAAATACATGATGACCGTGAACCACATGTATGTAAAGACCCCACATAAACTAAAGCAGCTCGTAACTAACTTCTGCGATTATTACGAGCCGTTCCTGAACCGAAACGTTGTTTACTTTTACGATAACACGGCAATCCCCAAGAGTGCGGCAAGCGACGAAACCTTTGCCGATATTGTGGTAGAAGTTCTTGAATCAAGAGGATGGAACGTAACCAAAGTATTTACGGGTCCAGCACCCGAGCACGACATCAAGCATGAACAGATAGACATGGCACTTCAGGGAGACCCCAAGTACCTGTACCCCAGGTTTAATAAGTTCAATTGCGAAACCCTGCTCACATCAATGGAGCGCACCGGAACCATTAAGATTGGAGAGAAAACCAAGAAGGATAAGCGGGACGAAGCCAAGGCCGATACACCCGAGTTGCCGAACGAGTATAAACCACACGCCAACGATGCCTGGGATACGCTGTTCATTGGTATGAACTTCCACTACAGAGTAGACAGTAAAGACTACGATTTACGTTCCAGCTACTAAGTATAGCAGGGGGAATGTTAACATTTGCGTTCCATTCGTGCCTCACTACACGCAAACGTTAACACCGGGCTTTCCGCGCTACACGGTAGCCTGCTCCAATCCCTTTCCCGTTCAATAAGGATAAGGCACAGCTCGTGCCTCGCTCAGCCTTAACGTTTATAGGGTGGTAACCAATTGTCCTTTCTCAGACCGGCTACGCTAACCGCTTCGCCCATCTGAGAAAGGCCAATCCGTTACGCACCATCCCGAAGGCCGTGCAACAGATTCGTACCTCATCAGATGCACGGCCCAACCATCGGACATCCGCGTGCGGATGGGGTTTTACAGGGGGCGGATTTTACAAATTTACCGCAGCATATAACAGACGCATGAGTGTGGCGGCGGCCAAAACAAACGAGCGCATTGCTGGGTCGTCTGACTGATTCAAAAGTTTGCGACTTTTGAAAATACCGCTTTCCCTTGATTTTATTGATGTTTTTAGCAAAAAAATTTCTTTTTATTCAACTTTTGCTTTAATTTTTTGCCTATATTTATAAGGTAATCAAACACATAGAAAAGTTATGAGTAACAAAAACAAGGATGCAAAAACGGTGAAGGAAGTAACCGTAGCAGCAGAAAAAACGCAGGTTTCAGCCAGTGAAGCCGCAGAGATTAAAAACGTAATGCAATCCGCAGGGATTGAACCGGCACCGGAACCCCCAAAAAAGGTGTTGACATTGGCCGAAAGGGAAAAGGCAATACGGGAAAATGCCGACAAACTCAAGGGTTTGAACATGCTCCGAAAGGAACAGGACCAGCTTAGAAGTTGGGGTTTCTCCGACAACGGAAATAATGCAAGGTTGACCATTGAGGGAGATTCGGAGTTTACGACCACCAACAGCCGCATAATTGCGAAAGTAAAAACCAATCTGGAAGACCTTTTTGAAGGCCGTATACAGGAACTTGAAGCGGAACTTCAAACGGCTGAAATTTAAACAAAAACCCGTGCAAGAGGCGGCTACCTCCTGCACGGGTATAAATTCAAATCATGTAGGAAATGAACATAACGAATGTACACAATTTTGCCCTTGCGGCAGAAAATGACGTTAGAAAGGCTTCGGTTTTTGCGGAAGCTTTTCATGATTTTATTGATGGTACCATGTACCCGGGCTACTCAATAGAGATAGCCGAGGAAAACCCCGACTTATACGCTTTTGAGTTTTCTCAATTTCTTAAAAATTACGGTGATGATGATACGGGCGAAGTGCTGGAACCGATACAGGCATGAGCGCACTTACACGGATGTGTATATACTCAGCCGGGGTAAGAATAGCGGCAAACCCTTGCGTGAACCCTGCCCGAATTGTTTTGTTATAAGAGCCGTAAACGATGAACAGCGGGAAATGCTTTTCTCCTTGCTTACTGCCCTTTGGATTGGGCGATGTTTTGAACCTTATCTAGTGGGTACGTGTGTGGAGCTGATACGCTTGGGCGATTTGCATAAAGTTATGGATGAGGCATTGAGCCGTGCCAGGGATAACCCTGCCGAATTTAAAAAAATAGCCGCCCAGGTTAATACCTCGCTACAATTGGAAAAACAAGCCCATGAACGGCTAAAGTTGATTAGAGTGTTAAAAGTAGTTGCATCAAGGCAGCTTTTGAGTTTAGGAAGCACCCCGTAAAGGGGTGTTTTTTTTTGCGGGCGGCCCTGCGGGCGGCTGCATTTATTTTTTGCATTAAGGAATGTTTCGGCACAACGGAAAAAGTAAACCTATAAGTTGATTTTGTGCCGAATGCAGCCACCCGCAGGGCATTAAGGAACGCTCCGCGTGGGGTTCGGTGTCGCCCGATGGGCGCTCATGGATGCTGAGCGCGTAGTCAATTAATTTGCATTTGGTGTAAATTTGTTTGTGTTCGGTGCAAATTAATTAACTTGTTTATCAATGACTTAAAATTATTTTTGTTAAAATTACCGTATAAATTTGTACGGTATATATTTTTTATATTATCTTTGCTTCATCAAATAACAATTAACACAAAATAAAATGAAAAAAGTAGTAGAAACATCAGTGAAAACTTACAACGGGAATGCAGACATATTCTTTTCTGTTGATGGTGAAACAATCGGTTCAACAAGTGTTTATTATTCAAGTGATGACCTTGATACAGATGAGGATTGCGATTACAATATGAATGTGATTAAGTCTCAGTTAATTGAATATTTTGAAAACAACATCAAAAAAGACGGACAAGAATTAGATATGGATAAATTTAATTTTGAAATAGATACGATTGCCATTTATGTGTCTCCAAGAGTTAAGTAATGAATAAAATATTTCACATTCAAATAAAATTGAAAAGCCTCCCATAAATACTATGGGCGGCTTTAATCGAAAGACATGATGACGAAAAATACAGTGATGAATAAAGAATCGCTGCTAGCGTATCTTCGCCAAAATAAAACCTACCTTAATATTTCTGCCATTGGAAGGGCTGCGGGTTTTACCCGGCTGCTCAGAGTAGTGAATGAATATAAGGATGGGCACGGAACTACCGAGAGCATGCCCGATAAATATGTAAAACCGGTGAATGAGATTATATCCGCACTTCAAAAAAAGTAAAACATAAAACGGTATATTTGAATCCTATTATGGAATCAATCGTTAATCACATCGCCCATGAAAAAGCTAAAGTAATTCCCCAAATAGGTATTATTGGTATTGGAGGACTTGGCTACTCTAAATCAAGGATCCTATTATCACTTGCCCATTCGGGGCTGCCTAATTCTTGCGTAATTGCCAAACAGCCTACTATTGAAATGGGAATAAAACCCGTTGAACAAACAATATCTGGCTTTGCCCAAATGTGCAAGCAAACACATCTTTCTTTTGTTTTTTTAGACGAAGCATTAAACCGCTTATCCAAATCCCGCCGAAAGAATGAAATCGGGATTTACCCCGCGTTAAAGAGAGGAAAGAAAAACAGAAAACCGAAATTGCGAATGCTGTTACCCTGTTTTCAAATTAAAAGCTAAATAAATGTCAGATATCACCCCAATACAGTTATTCAATGATAAATGGGAAAAAATACTTCCCGATTATTCATTTTTCGAAAGCGTTCAGGAGCAATTTATAAAATCGGCGGTCCATAAGTATAATGAGCATATCACAAAATATCTCCTTACTAATCTTGGTCAGTTGGGTTTTAAATTTGAAAATGATTCCGAGTTTATTGATTTTTTATCCAAGAGGGTAACAAAAATCGGTTTTCAGGATCGGCCAAATGAATATGAACTTTATGTTGATTTTCAAACCGATAATCAGAAATTGATCGGATTATATAATGACACGGTTTCAATTTCCTATGATGAGGGAAAATATACAGCCACATTTGGATTGCTTACCAAAAACCTTTAAATTTACCCTCAGAATATCATTCCATCAATCATAGAAGAAGTGCAATTAAGGGTTGAGGAGTTTCGCCGCTACAGTCAGGATATGCGGCATTAATTCAGAATGGGTTTGGCAACCCAAACTGTCTGCGAAGTAGCCTGTCCACCCTGCACAAGAACGAGAGACGCCACAAAGCCCCGATTAATCGGGGCTTTTGTTTTTGTCCTTTCATAAAAAAAGCCATGCCCATACATTCGGAGCATGGAAAACATCAGAAACTCCCGATACTTTAAACCCACACCGTTCCATTGGCGAATTGTGGGCGATTTGGCAATTGTAATGATTCCGGTAATTGACGGAATTGTTGCCGCAGCGCCAAACATTGACACCGACATTAAATACTGGATTGCGGCCGGTACTTCATTAACGCTGGTAACCCTTAAATTCCTAACCAACCTCTTTAAATGATGAATATTAATCAGTTTTTTGAGGTGAAAAACATCATAAACCTTACCGGTTTTAGCGGTTTAGTGTATGGTGGAATACACGGAATACTGGCACAGTTTGATGTGGTGGAACTTAACCCTGCCGCCACGCTTGGAGCAACGGGTGGACTTATATGGGTAGTGGTTAAGGGCTACATTGAAATCCGGAAACAGAATATTCTGGATAAACGTGCCGCCCAGGAACAGCAGATACGCCAGTTTAAAATAAACGAAATGGAATCTGAATCAAGAAAGTTTCAGGATTCATTGATTTTACACCAAATAACCACCAAGCTTGACCGTGAACAGTATGCCAAATATTATGAAGAATATGAGGCTTCCCGCAAAAAAATGCTTGAACTGCTAGCTGAGCAGGAAGTAATCAATCAAAATAAAAACAAGCAATTAAATCCTTAATAATCATGGAAATAATTCAGTATCCCATTCCCGCAGGTCAGTTTGTGGCCGAAAAAACCACCAAGGACACCATTTACCTGCACCATACCGCAGGCGGCCACCGTGCACCGGGCGTTATTGACTGGTGGGCAAAAGACAATGCAGGAAGGGTGGCCACCGCCTACGTGGTTGGAGGAATAAGCACCCGTAACGGTGATGCTATTTTTGACGGAAAAATATACCAGGCTTTCGATGATCAGTTCTGGGCACATCACCTGGGTATTAAAGCCAAAAACAACGTAGCCCTGAATAAAAAAAGCGTGGGCATTGAGGTTTGCAATTACGGCATGGCAAAAGCGGGGTTCTACGGAAAATTTGTGAGCTACGTAAACAACGATATTCCTGCCGAAATGGTTTATGCACTAGATAAGCCCTGGCGCGGATTTACCCATTACCAGAAGTATACCGATAAGCAGTTGGTGGCATTGCGCGAACTGATTCTTCATATTGCCAACCGGCACGGTATTAATGTAAAAAAACGCTGGGCTATAAAAGATTTTGAAATCAGTGCCGATGCGCTTGCCGGAAAACCGGGCTTATGGATGCACTGCAATGTGCGGAAAGATAAATGGGATATGCACCCGCAGCCCGAACTCATTGATATTCTTAATTCTTTGTAAATGAAAATAAAACCAACCTATATAATGATAGCCGTACTTTGTGCGGTTATCATTATTCTTCTGGCTCCGCGGTCTTGCGGAGCGGGTGCCGAGCAGGCTAAAAAAACCGTTACCACAAGCACCAAATATATTGGTGCCAGCAAACGGCCTTTTATTATCCGCGAAACAGTAAAAGTGCCTCAGTACATATCGGTTCCACAGTTGCCGTCCGCACCTGAAAAGATTGACACGGCAGCCATAATCAGCAGCCACTATAGCAAGGTTTTTTACCGGGACAGCCTGGTGCGTGATTCGGTGGAACTGGTTATAGAAGACACGCTTTACCAGAATCGTATTCACAGCCGTGTTAAAAAAATCAGGAACCTGCGTCCTACCTATGTAATTACCCAAACCACGGTAAACCATCCGCCCTCAAAAAGTGCGCTGCTTGTATTATACATGGGTGCACATGTAGGCTATTCTCCGCGAACAAAGCAGCCTGCCCTTGCGCCTTTTGCAGCCATTACGCTAAGGCAGGGAGCCATGATAGGCTATTCATACGAAGCTTTCGGCAATACCCATCAGTTGCAGTTTGGTTGGAAAATTAGTTTTAAAAAGCCTGTCCTTTCGGGTTTGAGGCCTTAATTGAATATTTGAACATGATTCACCGAAACGCCATACATAAAATTGTAGACCCCTCGCAGAAAGGCATAAAACAAAAACCTTTCTCGTTCAAGTTCGTGAAAATGTCAACGGGCGAAATAATCCACATCATAGACTGTGTTTGTACCAGCCAGTACGCAAACGGGCGAAGCATGAACGTAAAAATTTTGGGTTCGAACGAAATACGCACCATCCGCACCATTACCATAATTGAATTTAACGGCCATGAAGTCAGGATCAGATAAAATATACTTTGACGGCAGAAATGCCTACCTGGAAGGAAGCGCCGCCGCCGTAACGATTAAATACGACGACAGCAGTACCCTTTTTGTGAAACCTGCCGACGGCCAGTCGGCTGTTTCGCTTACAAAAAAGGTAAAAGGAACGGGTAAAACCAGCCTCAACTACGTAAAGTGGGGCAAAAACAACAAACTGCCCATTGAGGTACGCAATAAGGTTTTTGCCAACGAAATGACGGCCACCAACATCAAAAACGCCATTGAATATGCTTACGGTGGCGGATTGGTAACGGGAACCTATGAAGAAGGACCGCGCGGACTGGAATTCAAATACCGCAAGTTTGACGAGTGGGAAGCCTTTGCCGAGAATAACGATATTCCGCAATACCTGATGAAAATGCTCAGTGATCTGTGCATGTATTATTCCTCATGGACCGAAATTCTCATTAACGGTAACAGGCAGGTTACGGGCATATCCTGCAAACAGGCCATTTACTCCCGAATTGAGGAGCGAGATCGTTTTGGCAAAATTAAACACCACTTCTACAGCGGGCTTTTTTACGAAGGCAAAACCCCTTCATCAGAATCAGATGTGGCCGTAACCGAAATGCTGGATGATGAACTCACGGTACTGGATGCCAAACAGCGCATGGGAATTATTCCCAATGCCCAGGGTAGAATGGTTGACGAGAAGGCCAGCCGTTACGTGGTTCCCGTGTACTATCCATCGGGTGAACCGTATTACCAGCGGCCTCACTGGTGGAGTATTTTTGAAAGCGGGTGGTACGATTTTGCCGTAGCGATTCCTAAGTTCAAAAAGGCCATCATGAAAAATCAGATGACCATTAAGTACCACGTTTCCATTCATCAGGATTACTTTCCGGAGCTCTTTAAAATTGAGGGAATAACCGAGGAAAAGAAAAAAATTGAGCGCAAGCGTGAAGAACTGAATTCACTTAATGAATTTTTGAGCGATGTGGAAAACAGCGGGAAATCATTTGTGAGTTACCGCAAGTACAACCACCTCAGTAAAACAATGGAAGAAATGATTACCATTACTGCATTGGATAACCATTACAAAGGCGGCGAATACATTGAAGATGCCGAGGAATCATCCAACATTCTGAGCTACGGTATGGGGCAGCATCCGAGTTTGAACGGCTCCGCACCGGGGAAAAACAAAACCATAAACGGCACCGAAGCCCGGGAACTGTTCATTATGAAGCAGGCCATGCAGGCACCGCTCCGCCATTTGGCACTCAAACCGTTCTACATTATTAAGGCCCTGAACAAATGGCCTGCCGAAATGCAGTTCGGCATAGTAAATACCGTACTAACCACACTGGATAAAGGAACCGGCAGCGAAAAAGTAATATCGTAAACCATGGCAGAAATATTCACCACTATAGAGCAGATGCGCGAGTACGTGAAACTGGATAAAACCATCACGTTTGAAAGTTTGCGCCCATACCTTAATCCTGCGCTCAACAAGTACTTGGTACGCCACACGGGAACGCAGTTGATTACGGATGTAAAAGCCAACCTGGACAGTAACACGCCCAATGCTTACCTTGCCGAAGCCACCAAGCTCATCCGCTCGGCTTTGGCTCAGTTTGCGCTGTACATGGCCTCTCCCGATATTGATATCAAAGTGCAGGAAATGGGTTTTCAGGTGGCGCAGAACAGCAACATGGTTCCCGCTTCGGCCGCCCGTGTTGACCGATTCAACCAAAACCGCCTCATGCTGGGTTATGCCGCCATTGAAGATTTGCTCCGTTACCTGGAAGCGAACAAAACCGAATTTACCCAGTGGGTAACGAGCGGAGGAAGCACCATTTTTACCGATGTATTTATTCGCACGGCCGAAGAATTTGACCAGTTGGTAAACATAGATCGCAGTTCACTTACGTTCTACAATTACCGCCAGAGCATGCAAGAAGTGCAAGAACTCATGGTTTACGGTGAAATTACCCGCGAATACGGGCTTGCCTTGCTTGGCCGCCAAAAAACAAATACCCTTACCCCTGCCGACAATAAAATATTGCCACTTGTACAGCGCGCACTGGCCAATATTACCCATGCCCGCCACTCTAAAGGCGAAGATCATGAGAAATATAAAATGCGCGGCATTCAGTTTTTGGGCGAAGCCAAAAAGATACTTTGGGCCACGCCCGCCGATTACCCGGAATTCCAAAGTTCACCCATGTACTTTGAGCGCAGCAATTTTAAAACCTTTGAAAACGGCTCCGATAAATCATTTTTTGTGGCAGGAGGATAAATGCAGCGACTTCAAATAAATAATACCCTGGCTGAGATACCCGCAAGCTTTAACGAGTTTACGGGCGATCAGCTTTTGTTTTTGGCCCGATGCATCATGCACCAGGATGCGGAATTTGAAGTACGCCTGAAAACGGCCATGTATTGTGCCGGGCTTAAATTCGGAAAACAGCAGTCGGAGTGTATTTTGCCCGATGGCACTACCGCCGTTTTGGGCAATACCGATATATGGTTCATTGCTTCAAGCATGAATTTTATATACAATGCCGATGGCCAGTTTCAGAGTAAACTGTTTCTGAACCGGATTCCGAAAATTGAATTTACCGATGGCGAAGCATGGCACGGTCCGGCCGATGCCCTCGGGAACCTGCGTTGGGATGAGTTTTGCCTTACACAGACCCATTACGGCCGTTTTCTGATTACGCATGAAGAAAAATATTTGCATGAACTGGCGGCGGTGCTGTACCGGCCGCACTCGGGAGCCGACCCAAAAGCGGCCGATTTCAGCGGTGATGTGCGCGAACGCCTCAACGCGCTGATAACCGAAGAACGTTCAAAAAAACTTATCGAAAATCAACCGCCCGAGTTTCTGCTTACCGTGCTGTGGTTCTATGCCGGCTGTCTGGAATTCATTAACAATGAATTTCCTGGTGTTCTTTCTGACCCAAAGAAAACCGAAGACAGTACCGAGGGCCGCAGCACGGGAAACTCTACCGACCCGTTTGATTCTATGATGGAACTTACCGATGTTCTATGCAACGAGGATGTTACCAGTGTGGAAAAAGTACGAAGCAGTAACCTGTATGATGTTTTACGGCGCCTGAAAAACGCTAAGGAGAAGCAGAAAAAGCAGCAGGAACACATAGATAAAATCAAAAATAAACGCTGATGTTTGACCTGATTAAATACATGAAGGCCGTGGCTGAAAACTTGCCCGAAGTTGGCCACGATGATAATGACCCCGAGAAAAAACGATTTCACCGCGCCACGGGAATTGCCCAGATCGAGGAACTGCTCAACAGCAATACCGAAGGCTTCAACATTGTAGCCATTGACAGTATAGACAGCCGATTTATGGACACTGGCAGCAACACGCTGGATGAGCCTTTCTTTACCTTTATGGTACTAAAAAACTGTACCCATAATGATTTTGATGCCGTTCACCAGGCAAAGATTGACTGTAAAAAAATTGTGCAGAAAATACGGGCAAAAATGCTGTACGACCGTGCCAATATGCAAAATGGACTGGAAGAACTCCGTACCCGTAACATATCTATTTTTACGGTTGGCCCCATGGCCGATTACTTTTTTGGTGCGGCCATGAACTTTACCCTGTATGAGCAGGCCAATACCTGCCATAACCCTGATGAATGGACCAATGACTTTACCGGCATAAACCCAAGCGCATGGACTACGGAGCAGAACGAGCAGAACTCGTAAGGGCATGGGCGGAAACGACCATAAAAATTTGGCACGATAAAATACGTGCGCTCAATATTATGGATACCAATGAGCTGCTGAACTCATTTACGCACCATGTGTATGTAAATGCCAATGGCAGTGCCGCCAAGATTGAATTTGCCTTTAATTACTACGGTAAATTTGTAGACATGGGCGTGGGTACGGGCGTTTCTCTTTCGGAAGCGGGAAGCCCCGGAATTAACCGTAAGCCCAAACCCTGGTTCAGTTCAACCTTTTTGCTTGAAGTGCAAAAATTGAGCAATATGCTCAGCCTGAAATTTGGGGAACACACCGCCCTCATGATTGCCATGAATATTGACGACAATACCGCCAGTATGGGCGCAGCCAAAGGCGTGTAATTATGTCCTTTCCATTTTTGTGCCGTAGGCCGAAGTTTGGAGTATGGCATCACCAACTACAACCACCAAGGTATACTTAGACGGCTCCGAGGCGGAAGCCGAAATGAAAAAATTAACCGAAGAATCGCAACGGCTCAGGGCTGCCTTGCTTAAAGCCAAGAAAACGGGCGATTTTGAAGGAATGGTTAAAGCCCAGGACGACCTGAAGAAGGTAAACTCTCAGGTAAAAATGGTGGAACGGTCTACCCGTATTTATAATGATGTACTTAAAAACCTGAGCACGGCATCCATATCTGATTTGGAGCGGGCTTACAAAGAACTTAGCCGCGAGGTAAAAAATACTACCCGAAATACTCAGGACTACGTCCAAAAAAGTAAGCAGCTTGAAAAAGTAAAAACGGAACTGGCCAAAGTGCGTGGCGAAACCAATGCCCTTTCGGCCAGTAAGCGCAACTTTTTCAGTTCGACTGCCGACGGGTTCAATAAATATTTTGGGTTTGTTACCACCATGGTGGCCAGTATCACGGGTTTGGTATTCAGTTTCCGCCAAACGGTGCAGGCGTTTAATGATTTTGAAGATGCAGCGGCCGAGTTATCATCCATCACGGGTGTGGCCGGTGAAGAACTTGAATTCTTAAAGCAGCGTGCAAAAGATTTATCGGTATCGGTAACGGAGGATGGTGTTCGGATTAAATCGAGCGCCAATGATATTTTACAGGCATTTACCCTCATGGGATCGGCCAAGCCGGAACTACTGCAAAACAAAGAAGCCCTTGCCGATGTAACCGAACAGGCATTGATTTTGGCCGAGGCAGCCAAAATGGACACTGCGACTGCGGTAGAATCGCTTGCCAATACCATGAACCAGTTTGGCGCACCTGCCGAAGAAGCCGCCCGCTATATTAACGTATTGGCCGCAGGATCTAAAGAGGGCGCGGTAATGATATCGGATCTGAGTAACTCCATGGTTAAGGTGGGAACCGTGGCCGACCAGGCCAACATAAGCGTAGAGGAAACCGTAGCCCTGCTTGAAACCCTTGGAGATAAAGGTATAAAAGGCGAAATAGCGGGTACTCAGCTTCGCGGAACATTATTGAAGCTGCAAACCGGTGCCAGCCAGTTTAACCCGGCCATTGTGGGCATGAGCACCGCTCTTGACAACTTGGGCAATGCCAACCTGAGCGTAAGCGATAAGGTTAAAATGTTTGGGCAGGAAAACGTGGTGGCCGCCAATATTTTGATTGCCAACAAAGAGCGATTCAATGAGCTTACCACTGCCGTAACCGGCACCAACGTAGCCATAGAGCAGGCGGCCATAAATACCGACACGGCCAATGCCAAGCTGGCCCAGGCACAAAACAAAGTGCAGTTGAACGCCATTGCCCTTGGAGAAAAACTGAGCCCCGCACTTACGTTCAGTACCAATGCATTTAACCAACTGCTTACAGTGCTGGTGCAGTTTATTGGCTGGGCAGAAAGGAATAAACGCACCGTAGAAATAACCGCCAAAGCCCTTGCCGTTTTGGCCTCGGCAATACTGGCCTATATAACCTATGTAAAAACCGCAAGCCTGGTAACCCGTTTACTTACGGCATCAAAAGTGGTAATGCGGACCGTCGTGCTTTCATTACAGGGAGCATATGCTTTAATGACGGGCAATATTCAAAAAGCCACGGCAGCCCAGAGAGCATTGAATATGGCACAGCGAGCTAATCCATGGGGTTTAATTATTGCTGGAATTACGGCGGCCGCATCTGCACTGTGGGCCTTTACCGAAAGCAGTGATGAAGCCGCAGCGTCCCAGAGCGACCTGGGCGAAGAAATTGCCAATGTAAATGACCTCTTGCGTGAACAGAAATCACTCATGGGAGAAACCGAAGAAATTTTAGGGCAGATAGCTGCCGGCCAGATAAATCTCAGTAAGCGTTCTATTCCGGAATTAGAGGATGCACTGACGGATATCAATGACAAGTTAAGGGCAATGACCATAAACGACTTTATGCTCAGCATGAATATGAATATATCAGCAGATGAGCTAAAGAAACAGGCCGAAGCAAGGTATAAATTGGAGGTCGAAACGCTTAAGCGCACTGAAGACATCATTAAAAAAGAAATTTCATCCCGTAAAGTAAAGAACCGAATTACCGAAGAAATGGACGAAGATTCGGCCAAAAAATCCCAGAGACATGAGGAAGAACGTTTGAAACTGCTTGAAGACTACCAGAAGAAAGTTTCCCAACAGCTTATAGCCCTCGAAAACGAGCGCAAAAATGCCAATACCCGCGAGCTGGACGAGATACGCCAGAAGTATAACGATGATTTGCTCATGGCCGAGCAGATGCGCGCCAAGGATGCCAAGAATGCCGAGGAATGGAAAGCCGTATCGGATCAGTTAATTCTGAACCGAAATGAGGAACTGCTCCGCAAACGCCAGGAGCAGGAAATGAAATGGGAAGCATCGTTACTGGCGGCCAAAAAAGAGTTTGGAAAACTGAGTGCCCAGGAACTGCTTACCCAAGAACTGGAAGCCCTGGATGCCGAGTTTTCGGCCAAAGAAATATCGGAAGAAGAATATGAACTGCGCTGGCGTGCCACCCAGGATAAATACCAGCGTGAACGTGCCGATGCCGTTAAAACTGCCCGTGAAAAATACGGACTGATAAGTGATGCCGAAAGAGAACAGGCCGAACTTGATGAACTGAAAAAAGTATATGACAACGGACTGCTAACCGATGCCGAATATTTACAGGCCCGTGCCATAATTTGGGACAAATACGCCAAGCAGCGCCAAGAAACCGACCAAGCGGCCTGGAACGAACAGCTCAAAGGTATTGAAGGCTACTTTCAGAACGCGAGCTTGTACGTAAATGCGTTCAGCAACCTGTTTGCGGCTGCCAAGCAGTTAGAGCTTGACGAAGCCGGTGAAAACGAGGAAAAGAAAAAGGCCATAAATAAAAAATACGCCGACATTGAAATGGGCATTAAAATTGCCCAGATTGCAGCCAGTACGGCCTTGGCCATTATGCAGGGCTTTGCGCAGCTTGGCCCCATAGGCGGTGCCATTGCAGCCGGTGTGGTGGGTATTACGGGCGGTATTCAGATAGCCGCCGCCGTAAAAGAGCGTAACCGCATACGGGGCTTTGAAGAAGGTTACTACCCCGTTACCGACCACCTGAGCCGTAAATACAAAGCACGGGCAGGCGGCTATCCGCGTACGCAGATGGTAGATAAACCCACCGTATTTTTGGCCGGTGAACAGGGCTCGGCATTCCCCGAAATGATTATTGACGGCAGTACCTTCCGTAATCTTCAGATTAACGCACCCGAAGCCATTGATGCCATTTATGCCGCCCGTGATGGCGTTAAAGGATTTGAGGATGGCTATTACCCGGGCCGCGAAACGGTAATACGAGAAAGCAGCACCCAAACCATGTTTACCGACCCCGAACTGAAAGCCCTGCTTAAAGGCTTACTGATGGAAGGCGTAAAAGCCCGTGTGGTTTACCGTGAAATTGAAGACATAAGACAGAAGGAAAATAACATTAAAGCCAAATTCAGGTAAACCGGCTTGTCCTTTGAACCGCCAATCATTAAAAATAACTTAGTACCATGATCACCATTACACGGCCAATACCCAATATTACACACAGCGGAAATCCCGTTCTGCTGTACGTAAACAGTGATAACATTGTAGAAACTCCTGGTATAAAATCCCAAATATCAATCATGCTGGCCACCACCGGAACGGGCCTTGCCAATAACGATACGTTTGTGATTGAGGTAATGAACGCCGCCTATACGTTTACGGCCAAAACAAGCCCAAACGACAGCGGCACGGAAGTACGAACACGGGCGGGCGGCGATTCGGACATTCAGTACATGACCAAACTGGCGCAGGACATTGCCGCCAATTACGATTTGTTTACCAACTATGAAATACTGGCCACCAGCATAGGCCCTGATACATTTGTGGTATTAACGGCCAAAGAAGCGGGCGATTTATACACGCTTCAATCATTTACCTGCGGCACATCTATTTTTACGGCTACCGATATTGACGGGGTAGATAAAACCCTTCGCCCAAATTTTAAAATCATGTGCCAGACGTGGGCCGATAATATTTCATCCTCTGAACTGATATCTGAAGACCGGCTGAGTACCGATGCCGACGGCAATGCCGTTTTTAACCTGAGTGCCCTGCTTCGCAATAAGCCGCAGCCCTCTTTTACTTGGCCTGTACTTTTGCCGTATAATTTTCAGCCTATTGTTTTTCTTTACTATACTGCCTTGGCCGAGGTATACGGAACGCCCGGCACCGTTAAAAAAGTGGTTAGGCAGGCCACCAAATACACCCTGCCCGGAATGCTTGAGCAGGAATACTTTGAGCAGCGTTACCGGGCTTATGAGCTATATCCGAGCAGCCTTGAAACACTTTTCATTACCGAAAATGATGTACTCTGGAACCGTGAGTTTAAAACCTACTGTGCCCCCACCGATAATGAAAAGATTTACTTTATATCCAGCCTGGCCTGGACCATTAAAATAACGGTAACCTACAACGACGGTACGGCCCCAAGCACTTTTGATTTTGGTACATGGCCTTTTGCGCCACTGCAACCCATAGGCTGGGAAATAAACTGTTCGCCCTGGTTTGTTTTCGGCGGAACGGTGCCGGCAAACGTAAAATCCTACACCGTTTTTGCACTTTCGCCATCCACCGGAACCACGCCCATATTTACACCCGTTGAAATCATCATTGACCGCAAAACGTACTCGCACAAGCGGGAGTTTTTATTCAAAAACAAAAAAGGCGTGTACGAATTTGTGCGCTTTACGGGTTACTTTGGCCGCGCAAAAAGCTACGAAGCCATTACTTACGACCGTGCGGGCGCACACCTTAACCCCTTTGAGTTGTCAAAATTTGGCAAATTTGCGGTAGATCCGCGTTTGCAGATTGAAGGCAACACGGGTCCCATTAACGATGGCAAACTATTGTGGATTCGGGAGTTTTTTGAAAGCCCCGATATTTACGAAAACATCGGCGGCCGATTGTATTCGTGCCGTTTGGTTTCGGATACGCACGATTCGTTTCGCGATTTGGTGTTTAGCCGCGGCGTGCCGTTTACCTATTTGCGTGCCGAAGAACCCTTGTTGACACAGGGTGCCAGATGCGGAGGAAGCGATCCTGAAGACATTATTAACGGCACCATTAAGCCGATTGAAGATTTAGTAACAGAATAAAAAATAAGATATGCCCGAACAAATTAGCCGTGCCGCCATGCAGGCCGCCATGCAGGAAGGTGAAACCAGAAATTTTGAATTCTGGCAGAATGTTTTTGAAAGCATACAGCTCAGAGCTGAAGCACTTGAAACACCCACAGTGCATGTGGTAACCGCTGCGGATGTAGTTGCCAAACGAATACCCGTAACGGGCGGCATGACCGCCTACCCAAACAGCGTAATATTGGTTGACGGCATTCCGCTTGTAAATTCTATCGGTAACGAGGAATACATACTTACATCGTTTGGTATATCCGAAGGTTCCGACCGTGCATTTACCGAGGATGAGCGCATCGTAATTTTCAAAAAATCGTAATTGATGGGCAGGCTGCAACTGTATATTGAAGGCAAACCGGTAAACCTCATGCCCGAGGAAAAAATACCCATTACCCTGCGCACCCCTTTTTTGGGGTTGGGAGACGGGCAGCCATCGGGCAGTTTTAATTTTCGGATTCCCCTGGGCGGAGATAATGCCGAAATTGCCGATTACCCCGAACGGCTTTCGGTTTTTCCGGCCAACTTCTCCCCCAAAAACTTTTGGATTACCCTGGATGGTATTCAGGCAATGGAAGGTATTGCCAAATTTGACAATACCACGGAAACCACCACGGAAGTTTTTTTGGGAACAGCCGTGGCCGCATTTTACAGCCGCCTGCAAAACACTAAACTTGAAGATTATGCCATTGGCGGGCCTGTACTCATAGGTACTGATTTTGACGAGGCCATGGATGCCATATATAACGGCGGTGCCGATATCAACCATCCCATGTTTTACTGCTTTCCGGTGTACAACCGTTGGGCCTTTGCCAAATTTCAGCAGGATGATAGCATTCTGGAAGAAAATAACCTGAATTTTTGGGCACCCAAAGACAACCTTACCGATACCACTTCGCAGGCCAACCACCGCCGTGCCACACAAAACCCATTTTTGTGGGAGTTTTACCCCAACCCCAACCCGGCACCTTACCGCAGACTGCCCAAGGTAAACGAAGATCCGTTTATCACCACGCCCTTTTTGCGCCTGGTATATGTACTGGATAAACTGTTTCCGGATTTGGGGTATATTCTGGACGAAAACGCTTTTGCGCTGCACCCCGAACTGAAACACACTGCCCTGTATTCTAACTACGACTGGAATATAGATTACCCCTATGATGAGTTTGGTGCTCCCTTGTTTTCGGGCGATTTGTATATCGATCCGCGCAAGTTTGTGCCCGATCGTACGGTGTGGGATTTTATAAAGGATACCGAAGCCTTTTTTAACTGCACCTTCGTGTTTAACCACTACGAAAAGCGGGTACGCATAAAGCTGAACGATTCGCTTTTTACGTCTGCCGATGCTGCCGATTACAGCCACAAGGTATTCCGTGGCAAAAACATAAGCCGGAAAGACCCGGCACGGGTAAAAATAGAAATGCGCCATGCCGAAGATGATATTCTGGGCCTGGGCTGTTCGTATGATGAAGAAAACGCATTCATTACCTGGGACGGAGTAACCCTGCCCGTTACCGGTTTTGTAAAAAACGACATTGCCTACGTAACGGCCGGCCATGCCGTGCGCAACTTTGCCCGCTACCTTGACACCAACCTGTTTGCCCAGAAAAACCCCGTAGAAAAAGAAGACAGCCGGGAGTATGATGATACCCTGCGTACATTTAGGCATGCCCGCTTTGTGGGTAACCCAGGCATTGAAACCGTAGAAGAATTTACCAGCCGTTGCTCACACCTGGTAATGGGCGAAAAATCGGTATTTCAGTTTCAGCATCTGCTGGATGCTACCATTACCAGCGTATATTTCCGAACGCCCGTTACGGCCGTTCCCATACGGTCAAAGGCCGTTTTTGGGCCGAGCGTGGCAACCTTTTCGCTTCCGCAGGTAGATAACACCAACCCCTACCTCATTACCATTTACCGCGGCATACACGAAGGCGGCACGGCTTACACCACCGATGATTACTTTGATGCCAACGAAAAAATATACTACGAGTACCCCTATGCCAGCAGCGATTTGCGGAGCGCTTACGATGATGCCAACGAGTTCAACACATCGCTGCTGCTTACCAACGAAAACCGCAAACCCGACAGCGGCCTGATTTTTGATTTCTGGAAAAACACCATAGCCTGGATGAAGGGCGGGCGCAGAATGGTATCGGTGGTTATGGAAATGAGCCCCGATGAATTTAAGGACTTTGATTTTGGCCGCCTGCTGCGTATTGACGGCATATTGTTTTTACCCGTTGAGCTTCGTACCGATTTTGGCGAAAACGGCATAGGAGCCGTAGAGGTTGACTTGATTACCGTATAAACGATTCGGACAAATTTTGTCCAAAATATTTTGTCCCAAAAAGGGGAAGTCAAGAAAAAACATAAAACGGTTTCAATAATACCGTTTTATGTATATTTGGCATATAAATACCTTTCACAAATGAGACTTATACACAAAATTTTTGCCGTTATTCTTGAAGAAATTAACGGTTATTCCAAAGAAGAAGCTGAAAAATTAGCCGCTGAAAATGAAGGTTCAGAAGCCTACACACGTATTAATAGCTTACTTTCCGAAAATGGCATAGAAGATGAAGATTCTGATTATATGCTTAATGTTCCAAAGATCAAATATGAAATTGATTTGATTTTGGATGATTTGAATACTTCTCCCGGACTTATTATTGAGGGCTCTGCCGCTATCCAGTTTTTTGAGTTGGCGGATGGGCGTGAGGCTCAGTTAAGCGTAAGCATAACCACCGAAGAAGATCATTTTGAAGAAATTGCTGAAGATTAAATTTCAGTTATGATTTAAGCAAATACCTATATATATGTTGGCAGAACGGTTTGCAGCTAAACGAGGTGGCTGATTAATGCCTCGAAACTTAATACGAAGAACATGGATAATTTTAACGACAAACTTTCAGACGAAGCACAAAGCCAGCCATCTTGTTTAGGTGCTGTTATGTGCTGTTTTAACTGTATTCACCTTGGCGTTAAACCATCATCAAGAAAACATTGGTGTGTTAATGACAAGTCTTATTTAAGTGGATGGGTAACGCAGCCACATAGTACTAAGTGCAACCTTCATGTGTTAGAAAAATAGCACATAACGCTCAAATATTGCCGATGGTGGGTATTTCAGAGTACTACTGCCCAACCATCGCACAATGTTAAATAGTAGTACCAATGCTCAATTGTGGCACGTCTGCCCCACTATTGGCAATATATTGTTGGCAGCAGTTAATTTCGCACTATGACAAAAGAACAATTAATACAAATAGCACAGGTAGCATTTCCTGAAAGAGTAAAGCAATTTATAAACTTTGAAAATGCCGAAATACATTCAATGTCTGGCGTTCATAGACTTTTTGACAAAGACACCCAATTAATGTTAATGCTACCAAAAGAGTGTTACTTATCTGTTTTTATTGGCGAAGATAAGTTCATCCAAATACAGGTCGAGCATAAGGCATTTAATCATTATGCAGCCATAAAGGAAATGGAACGGTTGGGACTGGTTTAATTGCTGCCAACGGCAAAGTATAACCGTCAGGTGGGGGATTAAATGCACCGACCTTTCACTTGACGATAAATTTAATTAGGTGCAAATAGCTTCAATGTGGCACAAAGCCCCCACTTGCGGTTATACAATGTTAGTGGCTGTAAAAATTAAGTATCATGGTAAAGGAAACCTACACAAGAGAAGAAGTAATTAAATTGGTTGACGAAATTTTGCAATACCCAGACCAAGTGATTGATGCGTTGAGCAATGAGAATACCGATTGGGGAGCAGAGGAATTGATTGAGATGGCAGAAAATCAGTAAAGAAATAGTAGCGATGAAACCCGCTTTGGTCGTATGACCCGTGCGTGAGAACTGGGGATTGCAAAATTCACTACGGTAGTCGCTACTTAATTTTTATTGCCACTAACGTTGGGGCGGCTTGGCGGTCGTTTTAATGCCGCCAAACCGCTGTTATGCTCTCGTTGCGGTTTTTTTAGCACTAAACTTCAATCGAAGCACTGTTTTTTTAATCTTTTTTTTGTGCGGTGGGCTAAAAATATCCACATTGAAAATCAACACTTTACAAATAAAATTACAAATAAGTGAAAAATAATTGTAAAAATGTTTGGTGATTACAAATAAGTGAATTATATTTGTATCATCAAATAACAATTAAAAAATAGAAAAAATGACAACAATCGAAAATTACAAAGGAGAGCAATTTGAAATCGAAACTTATTTTGCTCAAGAATTTAAAGGGCGTGGCGGTTGGAACATCAACTGTGAAGTAGCTTTTAAAGGTGAGAAAAAAACATTCCGTCACTACACAACTGACAGCATGTTTATCGACCAAATTTCTGATATGAAAGCAGAAAATGCTTCATGGGATGAAATTCAAAATGCTTATAAAGAAAAAGCATTTGACAGCTTAGAAGAAACCATTTTAGAGTGGTGCGAAGAAATTAACGACAAAGAGGAAGAAAATGCGTAAAATCTTCCACTTAGAAACCAAAGCAGACAACTCTCATAAATATTATGGGAGCTTGTCCGCTTTATGCTCTGAAAATCCTGATTTAGGGATTTCAAAATTTACGCTTGACAGATTTGATTTTGACACTTCAAATTTTGAAAATGCAATTTGTATCATCAGAAAATCAGTAATGAAAACTACTGGAAGCGTGGGAGAAAAAAAAGATTAAAAAAACTTCCACAAATATCAAATCGAAACGGTCACGTAGCAATGGAGCATAACGTTTTGCAGATAGGCGATGTGGCGGATTTTGGAACGCTAAACTTATCTGTAACCACTAAACTTGATTTGAAAAACTAAACTTAATATTAACCGAGAGCCCGCCATATTGCCTATGTGCTGTTATGCGTTCGGGCTTTCACAAACTTTAAAATAATGACACAAGAAGAAATCGAAGAAAACAAAGTAGTTCAATTATGCTACGACCATTTGGACAAGTTCACAGATATTTATCCAAAAGACAAAAACGCTGATGGGTTGCGTTGGGAAAACAAAATGCCTGAAAATGTAAAATTAACAGTCTTTTGTAAAGGCACAAATGATGAAGGTTTTTTGGTAAATATGACTTCTAATGAATTAGGATTAGAAGCCTTAATTGCTCAAAAGTGGATTATTCACTCAGAACTTGAAGCGTTGGCAGGTCGTTCTTTAGCCTGACGCATAACGTTGAAATATTGCCGATGGTGGGGATTACTTGCACAACTGCCCATCACAGGCACAAAAGTTAAATAGTAGTGCATTGCTCAATGGCGGAACGTCTGC